CTGAACCTGTTAAACAAAATAACTTCCACATTAATTCATCATGTTTATATAAATCAACGTAATGTTTATTAACAAATTCATTTGTATTTAATAAAGCATCGTCACGGGACTTCCCATTGACGCTACTAGCATATCTGAGGAATAACCAACTGCTCCACTTCTTTTTATGTTCATCTGATAGATTAGCATACCAATTAAAGTCACGCCTATCCATCGCATTCAAAATATCATTCAGTGGTAATTTATCACTCATTAGAAGAACTCATAACTACTTAATACATCTGGTATACGATTTAAATCTTTTACAAAATACGCACATCTTGGTTTTTCTTTATGTTCAAGTGGTATAGCAAGAATGTGACCATATTTTAATTTAGGGAAAAACCATTTCACATCTGCGAATACATTATTTACTTTGATAGGTTTCCATTCCATTGTAAATCCACCCAATGGATTTGTCAATATAGTATCGAATGAACGCTCATTAATACTTGTAAGTGGAATAAATTCTAGTTCACCGATTTCTCTATCACCGATTAAAATATTCCAATCAATCGGCATTTCTACTTTGAATTCTCCTATACTTAAACTGATGCTAGGTGCATTAAATGTTTCAATAAAAACTAGTGGAATAAAAAAGAAATCAGGTTCTTGTTTGTCAGTAACGTCCAACACACAATATCTTATATCTTCGATTTCATCAGGTAAGTTATTCATTTCAAAACATCGATTTTCTGGTGTTAATATTTTCATTAGTAATTTACTTTCTGTATGTTAAATGGGTATTCTGCATCTTTATAATATTTCTTACGTTCGGTCAAATGACGCTTACTAAACTTACATCTACTTGTGATGTCCCAAATCTGTACAAAGTCTTTATCTTTAGCAATACGAACCCCACGTCCTATTGACTGAATAACACGGACGAAACTTTTACCAGGCTCCAGGAGAACAAGATTAAATATACGAGGAATGTTAATACCGACAGCCGCAACTCCATAGGTTGCAATAGTAATGTTATTTGTTCCTTGATTGATTTCATTGTATGCTTCTTTTCTGTCATTAGTTTTCATTTCGCCCTGAACAAATTCTGATTCAGGTATAAGTTCTTGTAAAAGTTTACCGTTGTTTATTCTTCCTGTTAGTACAAGAGTATTACCAGTTGTTGAAATTTCTTTAATCATATTTGCTAGAAACTCCATACGCTTTTTATCTTCTAGTAAAAATTTAAGTTCACTTTGATAACTTGTATATTCAGCAGTTTCTTGTGTTTGTACAATATTCACTTCGCAGTTAGCAAGTACACCTTGATCCTGTAATTCTTTTGCTGCTAGTCTATTGGTAACTTCACCCAATGAACTACGCAGTGACGCAAACTCATAATCTGCTTTTGGAATAGTACCTGTTAATCCCCAACGAATAGGAACATTAGCAAATACACTTGTAAGTAAATCTTTTAAAACGTCTGCCTTCGCTTGGTGTACTTCGTCAACCATAACACAAATAACATCTTCGATAAAGTCCATGATGTTATCTTCGCCCTTTTTAGTTTTCTTCAATAGACTATTGAGAGATTGCCAAGTACAAATAGTATGTGTCTTACCAATATCTTTACGGTCTCCGAAGTACACCCCAACGTCCAACCCACAATTTATATAGTCTTCTTCTGTCTGTCGAACCAAGTCCTTATTTGGTACAATAACAATAGAGCGACCATACTTCTCTACAATTTTAGACAGTGTAGCAGTCATAATAGTTTTGCCTGCTCCTGTCGCAATCTCTTGTAGTGATTGTGGGTTCTCAATAAATTTATTAATAACTTCAACTTGATAATCACGCAAACGAATTGTTTGACCTTCAACTGGATGTCCTTTAGGCCAACATGTGTCTCCCCAAAATTCAGTATCTATTTCATTAAATTCTAAAGCAGTGTGTTCACGTTTATCATCAATATCTATCTCGTAACCCGCACTAATGATAATAGGCAATAAATCATCTAATAGATTTAAATATGTTCTACCACCTACATCACAAAAGCGAACTGTTCCATCCCATCTCCCGAGTTTATACGCAGGCATATGATACGCATGTGGTAAAAAGAACTTGAGTTTATCAGAACACTTTCGTCGTGTTGCTGGATCAAGTCCTTCCAACTTTACGTTCACTTCATCTTTGATTACGATTGTACACTTTTTCATTTTTTTATAATAACATTTTTAGTATCGGAAGTCAATATATAAAAAGACGGATACCAGGGAGAGAAAGGAGAAGACCCAGTATCCGTCTACTTGTGAAGCGAGTTATGCCCGCTTCATACAAGTTGTTTCTGCGAAACGCTGCCAGCGTGTCGGGTTCATCTTACACAAGTCTGCAAGTTTTTGAGCCATACGCAGCGAGATTTCACGCATTTTAGATTGATTATTTTCTAAGAACTTTACAATTTCATCCTCTTGTTCTTTACTTAGTCCTTTAGTATCGAACAGACCACCGTCACGTGCGATTTGCTTAATACGCAAAATCTTTTCACGTGTAGTGTCCATTGTCAAATCAAGATAGTGACAACGAGACATGATAGCTTCTAAGTGATCCTTGATTTTAGTTGAACGCACATTGTCAAACTTCAAGTTAGTCACAAAGATAACTGAACCTTTGAACTCGAAAGTATCAGGAACTCCTTCACGGCGAAGAAAGTGAGAGTCAGAGTTCCAAGAAATCTTACGCTTCTTACCGCTATCAAGTGCTGCCTTCAGAATGTTTAGTGCATCCTCGTTGAACAAGATGCTATCACAATCGTCAAGCACAACAACTGACTTCGGGTCAGAATACTTGTACAGTGTAGCATATAGACCAATCGGTGACATTGTACCTTTGACAAATGTGTGACGTAGTGGACGCTCTGCCATTACGTCAAATAGAGAATCTTTCTCAATGACTTGTTCAATGCCATATGTCTTACCGACACCAGGAGGTCCTGAGACAACCATGCCACGCACGATACCGTCAAGTGTAGCAGCAGTCATTTCATCAAGAATGTCGAAACGTTCAGCAATGCGATTCATTACTTGTTCATCTGTTTCGTCATGTTCACAAACAACCTCAACATCCTCAGGCTTTACTTTGATACGCATCTTAGCACGACCAAACTCAGTTTCAGAACCGTCAACTGTAATAAATGTTGAACCGTCTTTTGCTTCTTTTATTTCTTGTACAACAGGAAAGATACCTGCAATTTCTTGATTGCGATAAAAACCTGAAGTGATTTGAACTATAGACATAATCTTCCTTTCTCTCTTGATTACATTTATACTATAAAGCGATTCGTTATATTTGTCAAGTTTTACAATCGCCTTTCTATTTCTTCTAACTGTGCTAAATGCTTTTCATGTTGGTCACGAATATGTACATATGATTTCCACTCTGCGAAATCATGTGTTTCTGGACCAAACTTATTATTACGTGACTCGGCAGCATTTTCTGCCAACTTTTGACCGAACGAATACCAATCTACAATTTCTTTAGTATCCAATTTATAAACTACATACACTGGAATTCCAGCATCAATTGCTGATTCTAATTTCATATTTACATCTCCGACAATTCAAAATAACAATCAGCAACAAGGCTTTCGCCCATGCTACCATATTCGGAACGAATAATTTCGTATACTTTATCTACATTATTTCCTTCTTCAATTAAGTCATAAACACGTTCTTGTACTTCAAGAATAAAATTACCTGTTGCACTCATTCAGACACCTCTTTAATTTCATAGATGGTTTTGTCAACTTCTTGACCTTTTACATATGCTTCCGCATCTTCACGGCGTGAACAAACCGCTACAGTTTGCCCACCTTTTACTTTTACAATATACATTATGCTGCTGCCTTTTGTTTATTTGTACAGATATAGGGTTTATCCCAGTAACCAACATTGATACTCATATAAAATGCTGTATCAAAGTAGTCAATCTGAGCATCGCTATTGTTATACCAAGCACGGCCACCTTCTGCCTTAGCAGGAGCAGACTTCACAATTTCTACAATATCATTGAAAAGATTTTCATGCTCACCATAGAAATGAGTATGATACTGATTGATTTGCTCATGACCTGTGAACTTACGAACACGACCGTTATACTTGTCAATACTATCCATAGAACCATCATAAAAGTCAATGACGCCTTCTTTAAGCGTGATAATAACAGAACTATAGTTATCCCGACGAACACCAAATTTGATATTCTTACCAAACTTTTCTTTTAGTGCTTTACGAATTTCTTTAACTTCGTTAGTAGAAATATAAGCCATGTGATAGTCCTTTTCTCTTGATTACATAATTACTATATAGTGATTCGCTATTACTGTCAACCTTTTTAGGCAACTTTTCCAACAATCATTGAAGTAGGAACCCGTGTTACTGTACGACCGAAAGGTGTAGCACCTGCGTCTACTACTTCAATAGTTTTGCGATTCATTTTAGTAATAACACCACGACGAACATAACCATTGTTTGCCCATTCAACAGTGTCACCTTTTTTCAAACCACGCTTTGCTTGATTTCCGATGAAAGTCATTTGGTCTTTCCAAACTTTAGCAAGAGCATTCAAATCATCTTGTGTTTGAATTTTGCGAATAGCATCAATTGCGTTAATCAAGTCTTGTGTATTTGACTGAAGCTGTGTCATAAGAAATCCTCTCTTATCTGATTACTTAATTAATATAGCATGATTCTCAGTATTGTCAAGTTTTATCCATAAAAAAAGGGCGATAAACGCCCTCTTTTTAATATGTTTTAATTTTTATAGTGACATTCCACCAAATGTATTTGTGTCAACATCTTGCTTAACACCGCCAATAACATAAGACGAAATCTCTGTTTCTTGTGGAGCAACTTGTACTTCTGCACCCGCAATCCATTTTTGTGTCCACGGCAGTGGGTTAGCTTGTGGTGTTGTGTATGGACATTTTAGTCCAACTGCGGTCATACGCTTACAGCAAATCCATTCAATATAATCACTTAGAAGTTGTGTGTTTAGACCAATCATTGAACCATCTTTAAATAGATATTCAGCCCATTGTTTTTCTTGTTCTACAGCATCAACAAACATTTTGATACATTCTTCTTCTGTTTCTTGCGCAATTTTTACATAATCAGGATCATCTTTTGGTAGAAGTTTCAGTAGAGTTTGTGTTGAACCAAGATGTAAGTTTTCGTCACGTGCGATTAGTTTAATAATTTTTGCGTTACCTTCCATCTTCTTCAATTCAGCAAATGCCCACGAACATGCGAATGAAACATAGAAGCGAACACCTTCAAGGATATTCACACTCATTAGAGTTTTGTAAAGCGATTTCTTAATTTCATACAAATTAACATTGACATTACGTGCTTCACGGTTTGAAGTAACTTGGTGAGTACCTTCACCCAATAAATTATACCACATTGACATTTCAATCAGTTCATCGTAGTTCTTTGAAATATCATCAGCACAGTCCATGATTTCTTCGATCTCCATCATTTCGTCAAATACTTTTGATGGGTCAGCATACACGTTACGAATGATATGTGTATATGAACGTGAATGAATTGTTTCACTAAATGTCCAAGTTTGGATCCATGCTTCTAGTTCTGGAATAGATACTAGCGGAGCAAATGCTTCTGTTGGCGCACGACCCTGTACTGAATCTAAAAGAATTTGACGTTTTAGATTAGATGTAAAGATATGCTTTTCATGTTCTGTAAGATTTTTAAAATCATTAGAATCTTTTGTTACATCTACTTCTTCTGGACGCCAGAAGAAACCCAATTGCTTATCTGTCAACTTATCGAACTGCTTATACTTTAGCATATCATAACGTTGAATTGTTACACCGCCGTTTGGATCTAGGAATGCTAGTGCCTTCGTGTGGTCTGCTTTATTTTGTGCATTGAATACTGACATATCTTAACCTCTCTTAAATTACACAGCTATCACAAGCTGCGTCATCGTCTAATTCTGTCTGTGCTAATGGCTCGTCCATTAGTTTGTTTACATCGATTTCTCCTTGCCCATCAAATGTATTAAAGTAGTAAAGTTGCTTGCCACCATATTTGTAGAACATGATTAAGTGTTGTAACATAAGTGACATTGGAATCTTTTCGTCTTCAAAGAATACAGGGTTGTATGATGTATTCACTGAAATACCCTGGTCGATATATTTCTGCAGAACAGCCATAATCTTTAGATAACCTTCTGGTGTCTGTTGATCCCATAGTAGTTCATATTTGTTTTTCAGTTTATGAATGCCTGGTACAACTTGCTTTAGAACACCATGCTTTGATTGCTTTACAGACACATAGCTACGTGGCGGCTCAATACCGTTTGTAGAGTTTGAAATCTGCGCTGATGTTTCTGCTGGCATCAGTGCCATTAGTGTACTATTACGAATACCGTGTTCTTTTAGGTCTGCACGTAATGATGCCCAATCCTGACGTTCAACGTACTCC